TATGTTTTATCAAGATGCAATTTAGTGTGTTGTATCATCAAAAATTTATTACCATCATCAATAATTGAGTTATTGATATAACTTTTATTTTCTTGTATAAGTCTAAAAAATGATGATGCTGTAAGAAGTTGCTGTAATTTCAAATATATATTTTGACCACCACCAACTATAAAAATATATGCAAGTTCAGATAATAAATTGTTATCAATATCAGATATTGGAGTTGTAACACCACTTTTGTACGATTCTATATGTTGTGACAAAACATATTTATAATCAGATATTTTTGTTACAACAGATTCTAAGTTATTAATGTGTATTTCAGTAGAGTTATCAAGAATTGATTTTGCAAGTGGTGCTATATATTCTTGGTTTTCATCAATTAATATTGACAGATCTTGTATTGATTGTAAAATATTTCTAAGATATAATGGATCCGCTTTTAATCTCAAACTCAATGATTCCAAATCAAAATCAAATATTGACTTCATTTTATAACCATATGTGTTGTTGATTTGAACATCTATCGGTAACTGTGTTTCAGAATCTATAGCAGTTGTTCTAGAGAATAAGTCATATGGAAGATTTGATAAATTGGTCTGTTGACCATACACCTTTGTTGTTGAAACATCAAGAACGTTGTCACCAACAACAGATACTAAAGACCTCATAGCATACATATAAACATAATCAGGTCTAAGATTACCATCTTTATCGATTATCTTGTAATCATTGATTTCGACATTAATACACAAGCAAATAGACTTATATTTATGATTTGTTGAAATATCAACTTCCATTATTCCATTACTTACTTCTTTTTTGACATTGAGAATAACAGCAAATTTATAATCTGTGTAATCTATATTGTTTGATATGATTCTGTATTTTATACCATTAAAAAATATATCATACTGATTATCAAATGTTTTCTCGAATGTAGCCCATCTTTTTTGGTAATTAACACTATATTTTGCATTATCTATGTTTGCAGAATAAACTGTGAAATATCTTGTGAAATAATCAACTCCATCGGATTTATGAGAATTGGAATCAAACAACTTATCAAAATAAAATTTGTTTGATTTTATGTTTTCAGATAAAATCAAATCAGGATAAGATGATATATAAAACCACTCATTTGTGTAATATTGCTGATTAACAGCAAATCTATCAATTGATGAGCATTGATTGGTTTCTCCAAATGATGGTGATATGTTAAGTCTGTAATTATCGCATCTCGCATCTTTGTCCTTCATAGACCACTTATTAATAATAAACGGTAAAAGTTTACTATCTTCATAGACACCATTGATATCTTCTTTCATACGTTTATACTCATTAATGAAATCATATGAAAGAAGATATTTGATTTTGTCTTGTTGAACAATTATCGTTTGGACAAAGTTTTGAGCAAATTTGACATAATAATTATCATATGATAGAGGCTCATCTTCTTTATTAACAACAACATTATAAGATACATATTGATTTAATGGCTCTTCAGTATTATCTTCAGTAAGCGTTAATGTTCTCACAAGATATGGTTGATGTGTAAGATTTTGATATATATTCAATTGATATGAAAAACTAGAAGAATCTTCGTTTAATCCATAGAATCCCGAAAAATTGCTGATTTCTTGGTCGTTATAATATTTTTTATTAATAATAACTGGAATACCTTTTAATATATTAAAAGATGTTGCTGTTGCTATGAATTCGGTTGGAGTTTCAGGAGTAATAACCGATGTTGAATACTGAACACCATTGTGGTGTATTGTTGTTATCAACTTATTGGAAGAGAAAAGCAAATATGCTTCACCTACAATAAGTTGATTATCTATCAAATTATAGTACTTATTATATTCATGCAAATGTGGGTTAACATATGCTTGCTCGAAATCTATGAAGAAAGATTTTATAGGTGTTATATCAAATACACCATCTTTGAATATTCTATCTTTATAAATTAAAACTTTATTCTTTTGTGTAAATAACACTTCATCAGATTTATCATCAATAGTCACTGATAAATATTTGTTGAGTTCATTATAATTTATCAGTTCGTTTGATTCCGAAAGTTCAATAACATCAACATCAAAATAACTTGAAAAATTTTTAATTCCAGCTAAATTACCTGACATTGTCTGAACATATGCTGAACTATCAAACAATTTTCTATTAGCCTTATCAATAATAAATCTATGGTTTTTGGTTTTCGCATTTCCAGTAAAGCTGGAAATTGGTATTGAAATGGATTCTGATTTAAAACATTCCGAAACTTTAAATTCCAATGTTATATCAGGCATATATGTCATATAAAACATAATGTTGCTTCCACTCCACATATATTTCATATCACCAAATCCATAATTTCCTATTTCATAATTTATTGCTGTACACATTCTTTTTGCTATTTCAGCAATAGAACCGATTGGATTATACATATTAAACACAGTACCTTCATTTTTCCATTTATCATATACAAAATCTGTTGAGGTTAATTGAGGTAATTCATCAGAAACTATAGAACCTAATATGTTACCATTTTTAAAAATCTGTATTTCATGCCCAATATACACCTTATCAGTTATTTCTAGGTTTATTGATGAAATACCATTGGTTTTAGTTCTTTTGGTTTGTAATTTCTCTATTAATGCTTTGGAAGTATCAAGTTCTGTTTTTGGTTGTTTTGTGTCAAAATCAACCAAATGGAATATATCAGCATAAACATCTTTTGTATAAAATAATCCTTCAACATCACTTAAAATGGAAAGATCAACATCATCTTCAGAAAATTCATCAAGATACAATCCAAAATAACGGTTAAATTGGAAATCTTCAGAAGTATCATCATCGAATAAAAATTCAAAATTTATGAGATTCGACATACATATTCCGTTCCGCATAAATCCATCGGTAACATATCTGTCAAATTTTGATATTTCCATTTCTTTTTTGAAAATACTCTCTATATTCTCTTCGACAGTTATTATTTCACCTTTGTTTTTTGAGATACCAGTATAATATATAACTTTAGCATTGAAATCAACTTTTATAGGTGCATCAGTAAATTTTTTGTTTGAAGTTAATTTTGATAGATATGTTCCTATTGATGAATTTTGTAAATCAAATATCTTAACAATATTTGATTTCTTAATATAAGAATTGAATAAGTCCTGATTTATATCATTTGGAGAATCAGAATAATTAACAACCTTTACATTGATATTTTTATTCGATGTATAAGTTGTTGTTTCGGCAATGAAAATATTGGAATGCGTATATTTTTTATTGTTATGAGTTATATAGTCATCACTTGTTAAAGTTTGAACTATATACTGATTTCCTATAATAAGTTCAGTTTGATTAGTTTTTTCATCATCAAGTTCATCAACCTTAAAAATAACAAAATATTTCGGCACTTTTTCACCTATAAGAAGTGGAGCAAATAACTTAAATTGTTCATTGTGCAATTTTGATATACAATTATCAAGTCCATATGAATAAAGTGTATTGAATTGCTCAAGTATGCTTGTTTTTTGTGTAGTTACATCATTTTTTTCGATATCATAAAACAAATTATCGGGTATAGATTTATATTTGTTACATATATCATTTACAAATTCACCATTTTTATCTATGATTGGGTTACTTATAGTTGTTGATTTCAATGTTGAATTAGCTGGAATTAGCTCAAGATATAATTTATCCAAAGAGTCAACAACAATCTTAACGTTACCAGTTAAACGAGAATTTGTACACAGAATCAGTGATGATTTTTTATCTAACATGTTTTTTTGTTTATTTAAAAGTTTTTAGGCACACATTTTTTAAGTTATGTGTGCCTAAAAACTCATTTCAAATCATCATTTCAAAATAATGCTTTATTAGATTCTTCTGAAAATATTATTTGTGTATCTTCATGTATGAAAAGCGATTTTTTTAATTCTTGTTCATCAATTATTGTAATCCCAGCTTTTTCAGCTTTTTGAACCTTTGTTGTTGATATTGATTTATCTTTCACAACCAGTGTGGTTATATCAAGTGAGAAAGAATTCTTGATTTTACCGCCTTTTTGAATTATTTTATTTTCAAGTTCGGTATTTCTAAATCCAGTAAAGCAGAATTTTTGACCAACCAATTCTTCCGATATATCCCCGACTGCAGAAGATATGTCTTCCTTGCATTCAAGCAGTTCTTTGATGCTTTCATACCATAAACCAAATCCAGTAATTCCACAATGAAACACAGAAGCTGTTATATCGGAATACCCTTTAACATTCTTGATACCATCCAAAGTGAGTTCTCTCAATTTTTCAATGTTATTAAATGTTATACCAAAATTATCAAGAACCCAACTAATTTTAGTTTCAGCAAGACCTGAAAATAAATTGGTTGCGGACATTAATAATGGTAAAGAAGCATTATTTAAAGATTTATGTATTGAGGAATAAACAATTTCGGCTTTTCTTTCACCAAAACTTTCAAATTTTCTGAAATCAGCTTCTGAAGTTTGAAGTATAATTGAAATAAAATCAAGATGGTATTTATTATATTTATAAAGTTCTGATTGGAATTGTCTGATAAGTTTTTCACCAATACCTTTGGCTTTTATTTGTGTAAAAAAGAATTCTATTTGTTTTTGAAATATTTCAGGACATTCATCGTAGTTACATTTCATCATCACCTCTTTTTCATCATACATGATTGGTGTTTCACAATAAGGGCACTTGCTAGGCAATATATCAGCATCAATCATTGATTGATAAGATTCAAAAACTTCATCCTTGTGTTCAAAGTTGGTGCTAACCTTATAAACCCTTGGTATAATTTGACCGCCTCTTTTAATAATAATATCAGCACCAACCGATATTTTGTTTTTACGCATAAAATCAATAGTATCGATATAAATATTTTTACCACATTCAGCACCATCAAGATTTGCCAAATCGGTGGTAATGCAAGGATTGAAATAACCATCTTTATCAATAGGAAATTGTAATGACCTAATTTTAACAGCAGCTCTATCACCAAATGTGTCTTCATTTTTATAAGCAACTGTAAATTTTGGATTTCCTTTTGTATCAAATCCAAGTTCTTTGCGTATATCAGAAACATTAACATCAATAATTATTCCATCAATAGCAAAATCTCTAGACCATTGCTTATAAAGATTATAAAAATGATCTTCTAATAATTGTTTATCAGTATCAGTGTTAAATATAGTTAATTCAACATATGGAACTTTGAACTGATTATTATAATGTGTGTTAAGATAATTTAAGATATCAATTTTATTGAGTTCTGTTAAAGATTTATCATATATGTTGTATCTAATAAAATTGATATCTCTCAATTCTTCAGATGATTCCGAAAGTGGGTTGAGTTTTCCTGCAACCATATTTCTCACATTTTTGTATATGTGAGAATATTTTAAATCAAATGTTTCATTAGACATTATAAGTTCACCAACATGAAAATAATTGTCAAAAAGTGGTGAATGAGAACCAATATTTTTATTGATATGTGAGAAGTGATGATTTATAGGGTAAGCTTCGTTTTCTTTTCCTTTAATAGTAACAATTCTATGACCTTCTTCAAGTGTATCTTCTTCAATATTATTAAGAACACACGACACCCCATCATATTTAGGTGTGATAATAAGTTTTTTATTAAATAATCCATATTTTGTGATCCATTTGATGAATTCATCAATAGTGGTAATTTTGTTAATACCAGTCATCGGCAACAGGTTTTTAACTTTATCGCCATTAAGCTTGATATATTCAACTTTACCATCAAGAGAATAGATATGTTGACCAGTCAATTCAACGTATTTTTGGTATAGGATATTAAATTCTTTGTCAGAAATTTCAGGCAGACCAATTCTATATAAGTTATTAAATCTTTCCAATTCCGATTTTAATTCAATAAAGTTTTTGAAAATTTTATCACCTATTGTTATCATAATTATTTTTATGTTTTTATAATAACAAAACAGCCAAATCATCATAACGACAATTTGGCTGTTAATTGGAGAAGAAAATAATATTTTAAATGTATTGAAGTATCACATCTTTTGGAAAGATCGCTTCAACTTGCTTAACAACAAATGCTTCAATCATTTCAGTAAAATTATCTACATCAGAATCAGCTTCAACAACTTTATATTGGTCAATAAATGATTTAACATTTTCAGTAGTTAAATATTCATCAAATAATTCTTGAGGAAGTTGATAACCATAGTTTTTTATAATTTCAACAACTTTATAAAAATTATCAAGTTGTTCATCTTCATTAACAGCTCCACCTGATTTATAAAATTCATTAGCTTTCTTTTTATCTTCATTAGATAGATTTTTATAATCAACATCAAAGCTAACTCTATCAGAACCACCAACTGGTTTAGAAGGATAATTTTCAATAAACTTATTGTAGCCTTCGGAATCATCGCTTTCATTTACTTTTGAACCCATTTTTTCAGCATATTCATCAATTTGTTCTTTTGATAACCATTCAGGTTTTTCAGTGAATGAATCCCATAAAGCATTCATCAATGTAATTTGGTCAGGTACATTACCCATAAACAAATGCTTATCAGCACGACCACCATTACCTAAGTAATATTCACAATCAGACTGCATACGGCTAAGCAACATGTACTTAAATTTGTCATCTTTGTTAACATATTCATTGATAAAATCTTCACCAGCTTCATTAACAGAATTGTTAACACCTTTTAATTTTTTAATGAAATCTTGTTTTTCTTCTTCAGTTTTTAAAGAATTAAATATATCAAGATTTTTATTTCTTTCTTCTGTGGTTTTACCCCAATCAAGGTTATTCATTGTAATTTCATCAGAACTATCATCTTCATTAACAGTTTCAGGATATAATGATTTTAATTCATTAGCTGATGCCGTAAAGTTGTTTTTATTTAAGATATTAACTGCTGCTTCTACATCCATACTTCCAAATTTTTCAGGAATTATCATTTCTATAGTACCATTATCTTTAGTCTTAATAGCATTGATTAATTCAGATAAAAATTCTAAACTACCTGTACCATTATTAACTTGTCTTTCTTTCATTGCTTTATTAACAAATTCTACATCATCATCAATACTTTCATTAATTGGTTTTTTATTAGTTTCAGGTAATCCCAAAAATCTTTCAGCATCATTCAATTGTTTCAAAACATTTTCACCGTTGTTATATTTTTCAACAAGGATATCATATTCGGCTTGAACTTTTGCTATATATTCGGGACTTCCATCATCTTTATTCCAATCTTCATTCACTGGTGATAGACCGATATTTTTTTTAAATTCATCAATTGATAAATCTGTCATAAGACTGAATGCTCCATCAATATTATGCTTCAAAGTACCAATATGTTCTGATTGAGTATTATAAACAGCCAATAAATCAACAGCTATTGAAACAGTATTGAAATTATCACCATTACCAGCTTGTAATTTCAAAACTATATCATTATCAATTGGTGTATATTCAAATTCAAATTCACCAGCATTTTCATTGATATTATCAAAGCTAGTAATCTTTATTTCGTTGTTATTTATTTCAACTTGATATGGTCTTCCAAATTTCTTTTCAATAATGCTTCCTGCTGTTTTTATAAATGATTTTTCAGATTCAGGTTTAATAAGTGTTGGAGCTATAAATTTAAGTTCACCTTTACCATCCCAAGTATCAAGCTTGGCATCAAGAACACCAGTAGAATCAGCAATAGCGTCCAATTGTTCTTCATCCAATTGTTCATTAACAACACCATTAAGTATGATATTTTCTATTTTAATAAGCTTACCACTATCTTCTTGTAATTCATCAACCCATATAGAATAACCGCTATTATCAACATCTCTAATCACATCTTGGATATTTGATTGTGTTATTTCTTTATTTTCATTTTTTAAAATATTGTAAATTTGATGGGCAAGATTTTCATCGCTTTCATCGTCATAATCTTCATAGCTTTCATTGATAGATTTTTTGAAATCAACACTTTCATTCATTTTACCATATATCTTGTTAGCAAGGTCTTGCATACCAACCAAACCTTTAGAAATAAAATCTGCTTTTTGGATATCATTTATATTATCATATATTTGTAACATCGATGATGCTGAACCCATATCAACTCTTACAGTACTTCCAGTTACAGAATCTTTCAAGTCTGCATATTGTTGGTCTGAAACAATTTTCTTCAATTGTGTAATAATTTCAGGCTCTGTAGCATCTTCATTGATTTTTTCAAACACTTCATCTGTAACATCAGAAAGTTCCATATCATATTCATAAAGTCTTTCTTCAATTGCATCAAGTGGAATTTGAGCAGAACCATAAGCAGAACCTAATTCTTTTAATGCTTCTTTAGCATCAATACAATATTCACCAGCTCTGTCAGCCATATCCATAAGTTTTTCAACTGATATGGTTTTTTCGGCTTCATTTACTGGATGTTCATTATATGCAAATGGTATTTCATACCATTGGCCACCATCGGTTTTACTCTTGAATTGAGTAACAACCGATTTATATTCATATTCATCAACCAATTTTTTAGAAATGTCATTTACCTTCAAATATAAATCACTTGCATGGTGGTCTATATCTTCAGGCTTCATAAGTTCTTTAGCTTTTTTCTGAATATCAGAATCCTCAAATTGAAGAGCTTCATTTATATACCAAGCTTCAGAAACTTCTTCAACGATTTCTTTTTCAAAAAATTGTTTAGCTACAGTATTCCAGCTTATTTCCAATTGTTGGTCAATATCATTGACATCAGGAGCATTTAATACAACACTTGCTGTATATCCCGACATAGTATTTGGGTCTTTGGAAATTGTTAAATCAAGTTCACCTTCATGTGTAAACAATTCATTAAGTGCAACATTATCAAAATCAGCACTAAATGCTTTAACAAAATTTGGTGAGAAATTATCTTTAAGTTCTTGAATAGAACTAATATTGAAAGTACCAGTTGTTAAGTCCAAACCAGCATTTTCATTTATGGCTCTTGAAAGGTGACCATATTTATGGAAAAGAATAGAATATGATTCATTGATTAACTTAACAATATATCTGTTATTCTTTTTACTTTCAAATACCTTTTTGACTTCATTATAGATTTTTCTATTTGTAAGTCTTAACCTATTTAATGAACTAATTATTTTTGATGATTCAGTAACCAGCATTTTTCTTTTTACTGGCTTAAAATCAACATGTAAAATAGAGTTATCTGCTAAAAATGAATTTAATTTTTCATTAATAGCTTTGGAATCGGTTGAATTCAATAAGATTTGGTTTTCATTAACAAAATTCCTAAAGTTTTTATTAACTCTATTATTTTTGTTATCACTTACAAGTTTTTTTACTTTAGTAATCATTGTGTATTATTTTAATAGTTTTATATTATTAAGAGATTTTCCTGAAACCATATAATAGTTTTCATTGATACCTTTTATTACATTTATATTGGAAAGTGAAATCAATAATCTCTTACATTCATTAATTGGGAACAATTTCACATATAATGAAAGAAGATTTTCATTGATTTGGGTTCCATATTTATCTTTCATTGATTTCCAAAACTGGTCAACATCAACTTTTTCAGTATTGTTGTTGTTAAAAAGTTCTTGTTGTTGTTGAGGTGTTATTGGAGAAAGATATTGTGATATTTTACCATCGGGGTGCTTCATAACTTCATCAGCAAGTTCTGAACGCATTGAATAAGAATAGGATTTGGTATAATCACCACTAAACAAAGCATAAAGAAAAATAATAGATTGATCATCCATTTCTTCTATTTTCTTCATTTTATCATCGCCCGATACACCTTCTAGTATAATATCTTCATCATCGAAAACATCACGAGTGTACTTTGCAGATTCAACATTATCAATAAAATTATTATCAAATTTTTTTATGTCCTGAAGATATTTAACAACATCAAATCTTATTTGAGCAACAAGGTCTGGATTGAAAGCCAATGTTTCGGTTGTTATTTCAGAACCAATAGACTCTTGATAATCTGAAAATATTTTATTTAAATCATAAATATTTTCATCTGTTAAATCATCAATATTGAAATGTAGTAATTCTTGAGTATTAAAGAAGTTAAACAAAAAATTTGTTAATTCATCTTTTGTTTGGAAATTGGTAGTACAACATGAACTTATGGTGTCATTCAATAATCCAAGTTGATATTCGGAAAAATTTGGTAATTTATCAATAAGAACAGAACCTTTTTCACCTTCATTATCTTCCAACATTTCAGATATTACTTCAAGCAGTATTACATCTTTATCACTAGTATTGATATCTTTAATTTTTAAGTCGAGTTGGTGTAACAAATCAAAAGATTGAGATTCTTTGATTTTTTCCTTTATAAGTTCAATCATTTCCATAATCAAATTTTGTTTTATTTATTTAAATCAAAACAAAATCCAGTATATAAATAAATAAAATCACAATCCGATTATGATAGATATAGTAGTAATTTTCAATCCCGAAATAGAGCTTTCAGAGCTTTCAGTACCGAATACAGAAGAGAAAAAAGGTTATGATGAATCAAATCCAAATATGGCTATCGGGTTGTACGCTCCAATAGTTGAAATAAATGGTAAGTATTTTGACCATAATTCCATAAAATATTCATCGATAGAAGTTGGTGATTTTTTACCTAAATTAAATTTAACAATAGATGATGAAGAAAGAATACTTTCAAATCAAGCTGGTGTAACAGATTCAATTGTTAAATTATTTGTAAGAAGTAAAAATAAGGAATTCAAACCTATAAGACAAGATTATAAGATTACATCTTTTTCAAAAGAAGATACTTATGTTTATATAACTGCTGTACTTAATTTACCCGAACTTTTTAATGAAAAGGTTATTAGTTTTGGTAAATTAACAAGTTTTGATACACTAAAAAAAGTTGCAAAAGAATTAAAACTTGGTTATGCAGCAAACGAAACGTATACAAATGATTCAATGTGCCATGTTTGTCCTTCAATGTCATTCTTAGATTTCATACAATATGATATATTACCATCAATCTATAAAGATGATAACTCATTTTTTAAGGTGTTTATAGACCAACATTATTACCTAAATTTTGTGGAAATTAATAAGATGGTTGTTACGGATGGTGAGCTTATGAAGATAACGGAAATAAAAGAAATGGCCATTGCTGATGTTCAGAATGGCCAGGAAGATGAAGGCGAATTAAAAGATTTTTTTCTTCATAATATTGATGATTTAGGAAGAGCAAATTTCATAGTTGATTATTCGAATAAAAATAATATAGGTTCTGTTATTAATGGTCTTGGTAGTAAGCTATATTTACAAATGTATGAAAAAACCGATGAGGAATTCAAGGAATTTTATATACAACCATTAGTTACAGAAGGTAACAAAACTCCTCATAAAACAAATGAACTTTCCGACAAAATAACAAAAACTATACATTTTGGGGAACAAAACAATGTTAATGTTCATAAAAATTATTTCGCTGCAAAAGGATTGAATGAAATGAACATAACAAGTTTATCAAATTACAAAATATCGGTAACATTAACAGCTATAAATCCAGCCATAAGATGTTTTATGCAAATACCGATAATAATACAAAATAGAGATGTTGATAAATTTCTACATGATAGACCCGAAGATGAAAACAATGATACAAAATATAATGATACCTTAAAGAAAGATATTGTTATTGATAAATTTGTTAGTGGATTTTATATTTCCACAAAAATCAGATATATTTTTTCAGAAGGAAATATTATCACAATGAATATAGATTGTAATAAAAGAGATTTCGCTGAATAAATTACAAAGCTTGAAAATGTATCGAAACAGTCATATTATATATAATTGGCAGATCAGCAGCACAATCATAAAAATAAAAATAATTACTATCAACTGGAATTCTTATTGAATTTTTAGGAGTTAAAGCTTCTGAATTGACCACATTAGTAGACTCAACAAAATCAACAACAATATCCTTATCGTTCCAATAATTTAAGCTTGTTGCAATTACTTTCATTATTGACATTCTCAAAATACTTACATTTGTAGTTGAAGGTAATACACCACCATTTTGATAAAAGAATATATCTATATAACCATTATTATTTGGTTTTACACCATACCATTGATTACCTACACCATCATCATATATAAGAGCCGATGTAAATCCTTTAATAGTTCCTGATATCGATGTTACAGTATTATTAAGAGTTTTAGAAAATATAATTGTAGAATAACCATCTTTTTCATCAAGTATTTTACCTTGATTTGCTGACAAAGGTAAATCAATATTATCAGAAGTTAAATTGTTAATTACGTTGGATTTCTGTATATAATTTGATATTATAATATTATCACCAAGAGGCTGTTTTTGATTACCATCCCACCAATAATCTTGTTCTTCTTCATGTAAAGTGTAAAGATTGTTGCCTATTTGCAAATCTGCTGGTATAGCTGTTGGATTGTTTGATGGCAATCCACCAGTTCCTGCAATCCAAGAATCAAGTATTGATATATTATCAAAAACATAAGCTACTGTAGCACCTTGTGCAGTAGCTCTAACTTCATTAAGCTCTAATTGTGATGCAAACCATGATTTAGCAAGTTTACCAATAAGACCAGCGGTATTGAATATAGCCACATGTGTTATATCTGATTCAGAAATAGTATCATTCTTTTTAATTGTGATACCTGAATCACTAATTGTTAGATATTCGACACCATTCTGGTCAAAACTAAGACCAGCGGATGATTTTCTTATGGAAAATTGTCTAAAAATTTCAACTAAATTTAACGTAACATCCTTGGTTATAGAATCTGTGATGAAATAATCCTTCATATAAGTTCTATTGAGAAGCTTTACAAATTCATTTTTAAATTCATCAAATGTACCAAGAAATCTTCCAGGAGATGGATCATTGGTTGGAGAAGCTGTATTATTATTACCAGCAACATCTAAATTTGTGCCACTTGCATTAAGTGCTTTATATAAATTAAAATTCGATGCATGTAATAAAGCATCAGTTTGTTCGCCAGTATAAGGACTTTTATATTCGGACATAATCGATAAATTTTAATTTCCTTATTTATTAAAATTTATATATTACTTTGCGCCAAAAATTGATGTTATATCACCTGATGAATCTGAAGATGCAATTGTTTTCATTTTCTTGCTGATAGCATCCCAAAATTCTTTAGGGCAATATTTGGATACTTCATCAATCAGTTCTTGGAATTCAGGAAGTTTTCTAATATGCGTTATATTAACTACAGACATTATACAATCATCATTACCAATCATAGCGCAATACCCACCAAAACCACCATCTTTTGTTTTCTTCCTTGCAAAAGATAATGCTTCTTCTATTGTTATGAATTCGGTAAGTATAAGTTGATTTTGTCGCATTTGAGTTTTCATCATTGTAGTACCCAAATTCTTTGTGTGTTCTGATTGTCTAAGACCAATTCTAACTGCATAAGACTGGTCATCTTTCATATTGTATGGAAATACAAAGAACATGAAATCACCATCAAGTTCATTTTCATCACCATACAATTTGGTCAACACTTCTCGAAAATAATTACCATCGTAATTATTTTCGAGACATATTTTTGTGTTGTCGGGAATACAAACTTCTACTAAGAAGTGATAATACCATTTTGCTAAATCAGGAACTATTATTGTGTTAGACCTAAACATTGCTATTTGAACCAATTTGAAAAACGAATATTCATCTTCTATTAATGTAACATTTTCGATTTCCTCAAGTGTCATTGGTAAAAGTTCAAATATATTGATAACTGAATAATCACCTCCAGCACCTTCTGCCAAATCTATTGTGTGTACAAACATTCTTCTTTCATCCTGAAACCTTGAAATGTTTATAGATTCATGAAGATATAAATACATATCATAATCCAAAAGTGTTTCAGAATAACCCATATAAAAGTTTTATTTTTTTCCAGTATGACCAAATCCACCAGCACCTCTTTCAGTGTCTTCAAGTACTTCAACTTGTTCCCATTCAGCTTGTTCATGTTTGGCTATAACCATTTGGCAAATGCGGTCACCATCAGCAACAACTCTTGATTCCGAAGAAAGATTGATTAAAATAACACCAATTTCACCTCGATAATCGGCATCGATAGTACCTGGGCTATTCAAAACAGTTATTCCTAGTTTAAGTGCTAAACCACTTCTTGGTCTGATTTGAGCTTCAAAACCTACTGGTAATTCAATGAATAATCCAGTTGGAATGAGTTTTCTTTCAAGAGGTGATAATTTAATCAAGCCATCAATATTAGCTCTTAAATCCATTCCAGCAGAATTCACTGTTGTATATTCTGGAAGGTCATGTTTTGATTTGTTAATGATTTTTACTTGCATGATATAATTTTTAAATGGTTAAAATCAAGTTTATGTTTTTTATATTTGCGTTCCGATTTATTAATCAAACATAATATTTACTAAAATCATTTAAATAATTAAAATCAATATTGGTATGTCAAAAACGGTCATAAGATTACAGGATGAAGTATTACTAGAATACGATTATCAAGAAACAAGTGAAAATGTAATATCCAATAAATTATATGTTATTGAAAATTTATATGATAATTCAAAAATCATTTTAAAAAATGGTCAAGACAAATATTCATCTGCAGAAACCACCAATAATTTCACAATAATCAATGAAGATGGTGTATACGATTTAGCTTCAGTAGATCAAAATATCAATAAAATAATTCCTGATTTAGCGGAATCATTTATAATGAAATACAATATTATAAGAATAAATCTAGCTTCAGGGTTTAATTTTATAGGAAATGATGGTTTTAATTTAAAAATCTATACATATTCAAAAACTGGCCAAAAAATTTATTTCGCCGATTTTGTTTATATAAGAAAGTTTTCCAGCATCATACAATATAATTCAACACCAATAAAACTTTCCGAAGCTATATTTGATAAATATTTGGAAATACAAATACCATCATTAGAATATTGGTTGATGTTACAAGATATCAAATCTGAAGATGTATTCAATGTTATAGGTGATAATTTGGTTACAGATCACGCATTATACTTCGAATATTCATTAGTGAATTATGGTGAATACGTTAATGGGTTCTACAAATTTTTACTTGTTGACACGATAAAAAATCAACTTGTCACACAAGATAAATATACTAATTTGTCAGGATTTATTCAATTATCAACCGAAGGTGACTATTTCGAGTATCAATTAAGATACAACAATGAACAGATTGAAGATTTTATATATAAATTAAATTCCATTTCAGGAAATAATTTTTATATAATTCACACAATAAATGTTATAGAACAAGTTGGTGATACTTATATTGAAGCCGATAAATATACAACAATACAAAATAACAATTTCCAAAAATTGTTTAAGTTTAGACCAGTAATACAAAATAATAATATATCATCAATATCAATAGATTACACTGTTCAACTTATCAACAGTAGTGATGGTATGGGTGTAACTATAACTTCATCTGTCTCAACTCTCAATACATCAATTTTTGGAAATAAACTCATACAATTAGATATATTACCAACAAAATTTGATGTTTATAATCATATAGTAAAAACAAATAGAAATATAGCTACTCAAATTGATGAAGTTATAAAAACTATTGTTGTTGATAAGTTTGTTGATAAGTTTGCTATAAAATCATCAGATGAAGCAATAGAAATAGCACCACTGAAGAAAACATTACTTCTTGAATTCACAGATACCTCTGGTTCAAGTAAAGAAATACCCAACAGCGTTGTGTATTATTTGACATTCCCGAATTCAGCTTCGAGCAAGGTGGAAATCAAAGAAACCATTGACAGTACTATAAGTAAAACAAATGGTCAACTTTTATTCACAATTGATGAAGCAACTTCCAAAAAGATATATGAAGTTAGCAATAATTCAACATGTTATGTTGTTGGTAAATCATTAAATGGGAATAATGAATCAATTTTCAGCAAATTCAAGTACACTCTTGATTAATTACTGATATAAATCCTTCTTTCTGTAGTTTTAACAACCTTGACTTTATTGTTCCTAAGAACTGTTGCTATTTGATTAGGAACACCACATGCTTGATTCAAATCAACGAATGAAAGTCCTTCATCATCTTTTCTAAAAATAAAGTCACCTGAACATTCTCCAAATATGGTGCTTATTTTTTTAACGAGACTTCTTTGGCCTGAAGTATAGTGTTTTTGAGGAGTAAAATAATAATTACACACTTCAACTATTTTGTCATAAGTTTTTTGTGTTAAATCATCGAAGAAGTATAAGAATTTTGTACTGTCAAATCGACCACCAATTATTTTTATTTCTTCAATAAACGGTGGGTTGTAATCGAATCCAGTCAATTCACATCTGTTTTTAACGATTTTAAGTGTTAAATCGTTAAAAGCCTTAGTTTGATTTTCCATTTTTTTCAAATCTTTTTATTAAGTGCAGCTACTAAAATTTTTTGTGTTTTATCATCTAGAGATTTATATATTTTCTTTACATCTATTTTCATGTAATTGGAAAATGACATGAACACATCATATATTGCGTCTTTATCTCTATTGATTGTGAACTTTGATATAAGTTCACTGAATATAAATTGTATATCTTTGTTTGTTATTTTCTTACAAGCATTATCGTTCGGCATTAACTCAAGCTTATAAACCAGCTTAATTTCATCATTAACTTCATTGTGTATAAGAACTGTATCATCATCATCGAATACGTATTCAACCTTAAACAGAATATCAGAATACAAAACAAGTGAGCCTATTTCAATGAATTCAATCGATAAATCTCTTATGTAGTTATATTTTTCGTTTGAGTGAGATATTTCCTTGAGTGCTTTTACAACCCTTTCATATATAAATTTATTATTATAATATGCCTCGGGGTCTGTAAGCTCTTGGTCTATTTCCACACAAATATCAATAGAAAAAGATAGAGTTGATTGGCTGTTGATGATGTATTCAGAGCCATCTTCTATTTTTTCTATTTTATCAATTATTTCTTCTTCATCGTTTGATATCACAGCTTACCAAGTATTTTTTAGGTTTTATAGTTTCTTCTAATTTAATTTCTTCAATGTATCCCATATAAAGACCTCTCGATGAAAGATATACGCTAACTTTATGGTCTTTTTTATCAAGAAGTTTAAGCGTTATATCAAAGAAATAAATTTCTTTCTTTTCTGTCATTATCTCAACATCTTCTATCAAATATTCCCATTTGCCTTCAAATGAATTTATTGATATTTTTCCATTGCTTGTTGGTTTAACAGCGAATTTGTTGAAATCCTTCGTTTTATTTAAAAAAGCTGTGTCCTTATCAATAGCCAATAATTTAAGTAAATTATCAACATCAATAGCCAATAATTTGAAAACAATTGAAGATTTTTCAACTTCTGATATGGTTTTTTCCCATATATCAGTTTTCAAATATTGAATATTTCCATACTCACCAAGAGCTATTTTGTTTTTCAGCTGTCCAGCTTTGATATTAAAAAGTGTGGCAACTTGATTACCTTCATTATCATCATAATAATGTATATCACCATCAACTGTTTCAATATTATTAGAATTGTACAATTCAAAAATCTTAATAAGTTTACCGACATCATTTAATGGAAAATATAGGTGTTTGTAAGGATTGATTTCTCCGAATAATTTGTCAATACCAACCTCAACAAATTTGATATACATCTTCATTTCGCTATGAGATTTACATACCAATCTTGTTTGTTCAAAGTCAATAGTTTCTTTTTCTTTTATGTTTGTATCAGACAAATAATCAATAAACCTTTTTACATTAAGTTTACTGAATTTCAGGATTTTTAGACTTTCCATTTTTTTCGTTTTTATCTATTAATTCTTGTATTAGTACTTTTTCTTTTTCTTTATTTTTATTAATGAAAACACTAAGATTTCTCCTACCATCAGGATATCTAGATTTCAATTTTATCATATTGGCATTAATAACCTCTTCAAAGTTAGTACCTATCAAACGCATAATTCCAACAAAATAAAATAAGTTGTCCGATAATTCATCAATCATTTTCCATTTTTCATATTCTTTGCCGAAGAATACATTCTTTTGCAAAACGCCAAGAACCTCATTAGCCTCAATTGAATTACCCATACACATATTTAATAAATCAAGTATTATTTTATTACCAGATTTGTTGTTGTTTATTTCTTGACCAACATAATTTATATAATTTTCGATATAATCGTATGTTTTAGGAAGTGATTGTATTTCTATTACCTTAACCAAAGTTTTACCAAATTCGATTTTTATGTTAAGTGTTGAACTTTCAAAAATTTTTGATTTGAATATAAAAAATTTATTATTCATAAATTTTTTAGAATGCTTATAATCGGAGTATTTATTCAATTCATTTGAAAGTTCTTCTATACTATTAACTGTTACTTTCATAGATTGTTTTATGTTTTTATATGATGATAGAATATAAATAATCACAATAGAAAAAGCCAAGAGATCACTCTCTTGGCTTTTTCTATTTTAAATTGAGTTAATGATTAATTCAATTTACTTCCGATTGTGTCAGCATTTTTCTTTCTGCTTATAGATTTTTTATCGGCTTCAACTTCTTCTTCAGCAACAGTTTCAGTTTTCACATCATAACCTTCAGTTTTCACTTCTTTTTCAGCATCAGTTTCAGCAACAGTTTCAGTTTCAGTTTTCACATTATCACCTTCAGTTTTCACATTATCACCTTCAGTTTTCACATTATCACCTTCAGTTTTCACTTCTTTTTCAGCATCAGTTTCAGCATCAGTTTCAGTTTCAGCATCAGCATCAGTTTCAGTTTCAGTTTTCACATTATCACCTTCATCAACTGCTTCGAATTCTTTAGCAGGCTCATTTTCTTTAAGGTCTGAAACAGAAATTAAAGGCGTTGCTGAATTGCCAATTTTGCTGTTAACAATTGAGAATTTACAATTATCAATTGTGGAAAATGTTAGTGCACCCATGAAAAATTGTGTCATTTTTGTGTCATCTTCAAACAAATATCTTAAATGTCTGATTGATTTACCATTCAATGTTTGTATATCACTGAAATTCTTTTTAGCAAATTCAACTACATCCTTCAATATCTCATCAGACATTTTTGAATCGAAATTTGGAGTAATAAATAAATCACCAACTTGTACTGATGAATTACTTACCTTTGTTCTTGATAGAACAAAATTTTTAACTGAATTAAGTTTCATAATAAATTTTTTAATTAATATTCAGGTTTTTATTTATTTAAATCATGGAACTAATCCCATGAAATTTTTTGCACTGTTACATACTGTATTTAAAAATTTTAAGTGAGCTGGATTTGATATAGACATTCTATCTTTGGATGGGAATGAATCTTCTAACATAGGAGCAATTGATGTTAAATCTGGTTTTGTATCAATGGTTGCTGTAGCACCATCAACCGATTGAGGAATTTCAAATCCAGTGGGGACTGGCTTAGAACCTTGACTTGATTCAATAAGCTGATTTCCGCCTCTAAACAATGTTTTCCAAGTAGATTTCATATTATTATCAATTGTCATTATAACTGGTGAAATAGCCAATCCATTTATTGACAACCACACAACAAATACTGTTGAACCAGCAGATACTGTTAATAAATGTGTATAAATTATTGGTAATTTTATTTTTGTACCAGTAGGAGTTATTATGCCCACAGTCCAATGTGTAGGAATCAAAGATATAAGATTGAATCCTCTAGTCCAACTTTTCCAATATTTTGAATTTAAAAAATCATAATCGTCTTTGTTTTTTGATATTCTTTTCAAAGTTGCATCAAAAGGTGTTTGTTCTTCTGTAACTTCTTCAGATAATACAGATTCTATATTTGAAGTACAAGGGATTTGAAGTAATTCATAAATTGTCTCATATTTGATTTGCTCAAAATCAAGTATATCTATTGTTAGGAAGTAATCACTAATATTTTTTTGAAAAATTAAATTTAATTTTTCAAAATATACAACAATATAATCATATGATATTGAATCAATTGATATTTGCGTATACAATTTCAAATTTGTAATATTTGATATATCATCGTTTATATAGGAATTTATAATGCTATCAATTCCATCATAAAACATAATTATATTATTTTTATAATAACCAACCTCCGATTCCTTGCTACCAAACGAGTACATTTGCATAACAGCAAGATTGTCTATATTAGTTTTATTCGATAGTACCTTATTGTAAAGTTCATTCAAAAATTTTACAACATACAACTTAAACAAAAGTATTTTGTCATAAAATATTTTGTTGAAATCAACATTCCCATCACCTATATCAGTTGTAGAAAGTTCAAATACATCTACATAATACTTAATAATATTAATTTGTGAAACTTGTTGATTTAATTTATATTCCTTTCTAACAACAACCGATTTTATTAAATCATCAAACGCATTATGAATATCAAAATTTCTTATACCATTTGATAAATGGTAATGTGGTAATTTTGATATATGTTTATAATATCCATTATCATTAAGCTCTAAAGTAAATGAATTATCAAATTTCAAGTACAGTTTTTCTTGCCCCGAATATTTGTAACTTATTTGTTCAAGTATTGTATTATATACAACCACTTCAGCAAGATTTTTTAAAATTTGCTGAAGTGGAACAAATTGATTTTTATTTGCTTTTTCTATAGTTGATGTAGAAATTTTTTTAACTGCTAAATCTATTATATCAAAACAATTGTTTTTTTTATCATTATACAATGATTTATTCTGCTCATCAGATTTCATCAGACCCGATAAAATTGATTCAACTAAATTTGCTATTTTTTTAACCTCTTTTGATGAGTCGAAATTTGGTACAATAGGTACACAACCTGAAAGTGGTGATATTGAAATGTTTCTGTTAGGAATTTTACAAGTATCAAGCTCTGCTGGTTGTTTATTTTCAAGTGCTGTAAATTCTTGATATAAATCATCAGGTAATATTGACTTAACAATTTCTTTATCCATATTAATTTATAAGGTCTGTATCTTTATCAACACATATATTATTTCTTGATTTTATGGTTTTTACTCCAAGTATCATAAAACCTATACATCTTTCAAAAAGAATGAGTAAATCTTTCAAAACCTGATTATTGCTGTTTCTGATTAAATTTGATACAGAATTATTAACAATCTTTCCTCTGTAATCATATCCAAGATTCTTTATATTGTCTTTCCTATGCTTAAGTGATTTATATATTGAATAATCTATATTCATATTAATTTATTTTTTGATTTATATCTCTCAAAAACAAGGTTTCTCTCAATAATTTATCAGCACTAGTTCCATCGAGTATTAGATCGAGTATTCGTTTGTTTATATCGGTAGAACTCTCATCTTTAGTATTTCTATCCTTTTCCTTTAATTCTATTTTATATTGGGCTTGTAAATCCTTGTTTATTTTTTGAATGTCAGGAAGAGGCTCGGAAGTACCTTTCTCTCTATTTATAATATATTCCCCATTACCAGTAATTACAGATTGTGAAGATTGAATACCATCTTGATTTATTATAAGTGATGCCAAATGTTCTGAATCAGAACTTTTTATTAAATTTCCAGTTTTATTCGTTGTCTTATCTTCCAAATCATTAATAAGTGAGTTCAAACCATCATTTACTTTTTTAGAAACCTTACTAAGTTCATCGCCAATAAGCCTATTTGATATATTAGCTGGAGAGTATTCAGAAACAAGTTCTTTACCAAGTGTTTGAAGTTTATCTTCAGCAAGTGATATAGTATTACCTATTTTTGTGTCAATCTGCTTCACAATACCATCTGCAGCAGATTTTGCTTCTTTTTTAATAGCATCGCCAGCCATTTGGAACAATGTTTTATCAGATTTTTCAATCTTTTCATTACCAAATCTAGATAAATCGGATTCTGTAACAGAATTTATTGGATTTATATGTGGATAAATTTCATCATAATATTGTTGAATATGAGAAAATGGGTGTAGATTTGTCAAATGGAATGACATCTTTCCAAGTTTCATATTAATCTCATTTTCAATTGGCTTAGGTGCTGTATGGCTAATTGTTGATAGATAACCGTTCATACCTTCAGAAGTGAATTCACATTCATTAAATCTCAAGGCATAAGCACCTATATATTTGTTGAGTAAAAACATATTATCTTTATCAACAATTTTTTCACTCTTTGAATTAGCAATTAAAGTTTCTTCTATTGCAGTACTAACAGATTTGAATTTTCTAACTTCAGATATATAAATTATTATATCAAAGAATAACAAATTTATAGGAACTACCCATTTGAGTTCATTAAAATCATAAACAGCATTGATGTAATCATGCATCATTGCCGAAATAAACATATCAATAGATTCAATTGTCTTAATCTTTAATTTTCTTTCATAATATGATTTCTTTGATTCAATTTTATAAATATCGCCAAGACCTGACATTTCTGACATATAATAAGGATATTCATCAATAAGGAGTTTGAAAGATTCTATGAAATTAAGGAGTTTTTTAGCTCTATCAATTTGGTTTATTGATAATAGATAATTGAATGCAGATTCCTCTTGTTCTTCATCTGTTTGAGAAATATTTGTATTGAAAAGTGGGCTATGAGAACTTATTATTAATCTGAAACCAAGCAATGTTGGGTCATCAACATATTTCAATACATATTCATCGTCAGTGTCTATCCAGTCAGAACTTGGAGAATTTACCTTATAATTTGATTGTGGATTATAAAATCTAGTACTTAATTTATCAAGAAATTGGCTGTTTTCGGATTTCTTTTTTTCCACATATTCAAATATAGCATCTTTACCAGCGTTTTTATCTGTAAGTGATGATACCAAATTCCCTGATTTAGCATTAGAATATGTTGAACCAATTTTTGTTAAATCCATCGTTATCAATTTATTTTATTTAAAACATAAAAGCACACAATCTTTAAATAAAATAAAATTTGATGAAGCCATTAAAATTATTTGAGAATGTAGATGATGTTAAGAAGAAAATATTACCAATATTTGAGGGTATAGGTTCTGTAAAAATTAACAACCTTATATCAGCTATAAAATCACGCCAATATATAAGCTTCTATTATACTGATAAAACTGGTGACAACACAAGCGGTCCAAGGTTCGGTGAGCCTTACGTTTTGGGTTCTAGAACAAATAAAAAAGGGAAAAATATAACATACTTAAGAATGTATGTTGTTGCAGACACATCAAAAGATTCAACTGTTACCAATAAAATATCAAGACATAGGTCTGTTTCTCAAAAATCAACTTCTAATAAAATAACTGGTTATGCCAAAGATTCAGGTTGGAGATTGTTTATAATCGATGATGATTATATTTCAAATCTTTATTTGGCTGGGAAAAAATTTTCACAATACAGAACTGGTTATAATGATTCAGGTGACAAATTCCTGTCAAATATAACAACACAACTTTCCAAAGGCGATTTTCCAAAAGGTGAAAATACTGATACTAACCTTTAAAGTTATTAACAATTATATAGTCATAGTTGTTAAATCCACTAAACAATTTTTCATCAGCAACAAGTCTTTGACCGATTTGTAATTCACTGAATCCTCTTTGTAAAAATCTGTCATATGTTACAGCAGCATCAGCAAATATAAACACGACAGAACAAAGTTTTCTATCTTCAGGTGACATTTGTGCAATGCCATCAGGTGACATTATGAATAAATCACATTCGTTGAAGTCATCTTTTGTAGTACCATAAAATTCTCCATTAAATTCAGCATATTGAAGCATATTACCAAATTTAATAAAGCTTTCAAACATTTCTTTTGGTATAAATTTATAGTCCTTACCATCAATTTCACCTTCTCTTGGTTCTCTTGTGGTACATGATAAACTAAATTTCAATCCTAAATGTTTTTGGAAGTTCTGTCTGAAATAATCTTTTCCTGATGCTCCAGCACCTACCAATATAATTTTTTTACCAAACATGCTATAAAATATTAATGAATGAATGTTTTTTAGTTCTATCAAAATTTGATACCGAATTTTTGAATACTTCAAAAATGTCTTTATCCTTCACACAGTGTTGTATTGTCTTGAGATTGTCTTCAAAATTTCCATTGAAAACATGACCATCGGTACACAAAACTATATCAATATCGTTATAATGTGCTTTTGTAACAACAGTTTCTATTTCTTCCTGATTTATAACCTTTGTTTTTAAATTTGAATTTGGGCAAAATTCTATTGGAATTTTTAACGCTCTTATTAAATCAGTGGCAAATTTAGAATATAATAAAAACTGAACACCATGACCTATTCTATCAACTTGTTCAATTATAGATTTAAAATCTTCAAGTGATTTTCTTTCTGATTCCTTCGGCACGTCAACAAGTGTTTCACCAAGATGTAAAGTTATCTTTAATCCGTTATCTTTAACATATTTGAATACTTCCTTATAAAAACCACCATAGAGATTATGTGAATAATCACCATAAAATCCTGAAATATCGACACCAATTACACCAAAATTCTTAAATTTAACAGCTTTCTCAAAAATAATTTGAGTAAGCTTAAGTGGGAATGATTGGTCTGATTCAATTATTATACCACATTCCAAATCTTTGAATATATTTTTGGCTTTTTGAATACCATTACATGCGGACAATATTATAGAATCAAGGTCATATAATCCTTTTTGATTTCTCAATGCTGGATTGAATTTCAATTCAACAAGTCTGTAATTATGATTTATGTATAAGTCTTCAAGTACTTTATAAACAGATTCTTGTATTGACTGTGGATAAGAACATATTTCCTGAATCATCTTATATCTATCAAGATATTCAGTAAATTCATTACCTCTTCTAATTGCTCGACTATCAATACCATTACGAATTAAGTTTGAAAAATTTTCATAATTGGAAAACCTTTTTATATTAAAACCTCTATCGTAAGCTATTGAAAATAAAGTTTGAGGTGATGTAGCACCACCTAAATGAGTATGAAGTTCTGCAAACATAGTTTATACAAGTGTTGATTTCGCTATGATAGCTTCAAAATCTTTGTTTGATTCTTTTATTATTTCATCAATATCAGACAATTTGATATCAGTCATTGTTTTATCTTTAACGAAATCAGTAAATTTTTCAATCAATAATGCATCTTTTACATCAACCGACATTCCGATAGTTCTATAAACAAATGTTAAGGCTGTTAAATGATTTAGTTTTTCTTCATTTTCGGCTCTTTCATCTTGTTTTTCAAGAGAATCTTTAAGTTCCATATTAATTTATATAAAGTTTATTAATTTATACAACAAATCGGTCATATTTGTCACATAATGACAGTAAAACTTTTTTTGTAAATAATTAAAAATAATATGACAGAGGCATCTCAATCTTTAGAAAAATTGGTAACTCCAAATGAATCATTGAAAGATGTTTCAGGTGCTGGTTCTATAAAAAACAATATACCTGAAAAGCAATCTTATACAAACGGTTCTTTCAAAGGTACAAGCAAGCCTAAATCCGACCCTGTTAATAAACCAAAAACATCTTTGATGAGTGGTAATGGTATGAGAATGTATACACATCAAGGAAAAGCTGATAAAAATTATACTGCTGGTCAGAGTATAAATGGTGTTAATTCGCTGTTTAATAATTATATTTTATTCACTCACTCATTTTGTAATAGTATAAATGATTTCTATGATAAAAAAGATGAAGATGGTGTTTTTTCACATAAAAAAGATAAACCAGAATTAACAATCGGCAATTTATTGACAGATTTTGCACCTGATAAGATGTCCGCAATGCCATATTATGCAAATGATTTCCTTTATGCAAAGTATTATAAAAAGATCCCTTTAAACCGACTTTTAACTTTAAGGCGATTTGCATATCCAGTATATGACAATTTACAATTTACAAATTCAAATAGAACCGATATAAAACCAGTTGCACAGGCAATAACTTACTTCGGTGATCCAACTGGTAACACATTGTCATCATTATTTTCAATAACAGGTAAGATTGGATGGAAAAATGTATCTGCACAAATTTGGGATGAAGCTCAAGCAAATATACCAACTCTTGAGCAACAAAAGGGATTTATAAGTGGATTTGTTCCAAATGTTTCACTTGGTAATAGGTTGGCTGGAATAAATTTACAGAGTGCTGTTGGTAGTGGTATGACATACGCATCACAAGCTACAGCACTAACTGGAACAAATCAATATTCAGATATATCAGGTGAACACAGTTCTCAAATCGATGCAATAAAAGCATCGAGGGATGTATCATATATTCATAAAGTTCTTGGACCGATTAATGTAATCAAAGACACAATGACAAGAGATACTGGTATTGGTGCTGATTTAGCTTTCAAATTAAAATTTGAATATGAATTAAAATCATATAAAAACATAAATCCAAAATTGGCCATGTTGGATTTAATCAGCAATATGCTTGCTTTAACTTTTTATCATGCAAAATGGTGGGGTGGAGCTAACAGATTCTTACCAAGACACATGGAGCAATACGGATTTTTAGGTGATTATCACAAATTATATTCAGGTGATTATGGTGGGTTTTTCAAATCTATGGCTGATAGTGTAGGTTCTACTATGGGTAAGGCTGGTGATGCGTTGTCAGGACTTTGGAAAAATATGATGTCAGGAAATTGGCAAACATTGTTTAGTGATTTACTTGGTGGTGCTAAAATGAGTGGTACAAAAATGCTTGATGTAGCAACAAGAAAATCAAGACCAAATATTGTTGCCATTCACTCATTGGTATCAGGTGTTCCAGTTGGTGAATATCATTTGGTTGTTGGTAATCCTTACAACCCAATTTATACTATAGGTAATTTAATTTGTGAAGATTTTACTATAACTCCAGGAGATGATTTAGGATTTGATGATTTTCCAACTCAATGGACTTTAGAAGTTAGCTTAAAAAGAGCTAGAAAAATGGATAGTTCCGATATACAAGCAATAATGAATTCGGGTCAAGGAAGAACATATTTACCGCTTTCAGGAATGTTGGAAGAAATTATTGGTGATGATGATAAATTAAAAACAAATTCAAATGGTGCTTCGGTAGAATTCCAAGATAAAAATGTTAAAGACAATCTATATGTTAATGCCACCGATTCTCAATGTGCTGGAGGTATAGTATATTAAAAATTGAATATATGAAAAAATTAAAAGTGTTTGAATCGATAGATATTATAAAAGGTGGTGATGGTGACGAAACAGATACTTCAACATTAGACCAAGAAGAATTACAAGTTGGATGCTTGGTTGAAGTTGAACATAGTAGTACTACATCAATAGCAAGAGAAATAGCCATAGACCATTTATCACGCATAAAAGATTATTATCATAGATTAATAGCTGCAGGATTGGTTGATGAACAACCAGCATTAGACCTTGCCAAATCGTTTGGATGGGAAATATCACAATAAATAAAAATTAAGAATTATGGCTGTAAATAATGACAACATAGAAAAAAATTTGATACCAAAAAATAAGGTTAGAGCTATTGATGCTATAAATGAAGTCACAACTAATCTTATAACTAGATTTAAAAATAATTTACGCACATTTTCGTATTCATCAGTATTTGGTCAGTTAACACTTGTTTTACAGAATCATGTAAACAATGTTGTGTATTATATAACTGATTCATCAAATCAATCAAATTTCAAAACAGCCAATAGAATTCATTCAGTTCATGGTCTTTCAAGATTACAAGGACACAATGCTTTCAGAGGGTCTTCTGCAAGAGGTAACATTATATTGATTAAAAAACCTTCCATAGAAACTGAAGTTGCTGGTAATAAAGTTCATATTTCGAATTACACAAGAGTTTTGAATGTTGATACTGGACTCCAGTATACGATTTTGTTGAATACAGATTTCAAGACATTTAATCTTGATGATATTAAAGAGCTTTCAGTTCCAATAATAGAAGGTGTAATTGAAACACACACTTTCACTGGAACTGGTGAAAATATACAAACATTTGAATTACCAAATTTACAGTATCAAATGTATGATGATTCATTTGTTGAAATTTTTGTTAATGGAAAATTATACGAGCAATTTGTATCGCTTTATGACATTCCATATGGTACTGCTGGTGTTCTCGTTAAAACTGGAATGACTTCAGGTATTGACATAATATTTGGTAAAAAGAACTTCCAAGAAGTACCCTCTCTTGGCTCGGAAATAAAGGTTAATGTATTAACAACAAATGGTACACTTGGTAATATATTAAACAACAAAACCGTCTGGAATTTAACAGATACTTGTTTTGATGGTAATGGTAAAGAAGTTGATATGAGCGACATTTTTTATGCCAACAACAACATATTACCAACACTTGGTGCAAATTCTGAAGATATAAATTTAACAAAGGTATTAGCACCAAATATTTCAAGAAGTTTTATTATACACGATGACAGGTCTATAAATTATTTCTTCAATAAAATGAATTATTTTTCATCAATCAATATATATAAAAAGACAGTCGATAATATAAATGAATATTCTGTATACTTAGTTCCGTTATTAAAAAATAGACTAGTAAGTGGTGATAATTATTTCACTATAAGTAAAGACAAATTTTTACTTATAGATAATGAAAAAACACAAATATTAACACAAATTCAAGAAGCTGGAATAAAATCAGCAAATATAACCATAAATATTTCAGACCCTGTAATAAAAAATTTTATAATGATGGTTTATTGTGAACTTAATAAAGATTCTGATTCTGACATATCAAGCATGCTGATAGTACGCCAATATATATTGAATGCTTTAAGTAATTACCTTTTAAACAGAAGTTCAACATCATGTATAATACATTCTGATATAGTTTCTATATTACATGATTTAGAAAATATATATTCAGTAAAAGTAATATTTGTTGCTCAAGAAAGTGGGTATATTGATGACTTAGGTAATATAAAAGTCGATAACAATCAAATAGCTATAATCAGAGGAGATTGGACTGACAGCAGTGGAGTATATTATAAAGATGAATTTGATCCTTCAGAAGATTATATGGGGTGTGTTAATTTAAACATAGAAGCCTATAAAGCATAAAAAAGCCTGAAATTGCTAAAGCAATTTCAGGCTTTTAAGTATTCAGCTTTTAAGCTTATTTTATATCATCAGGGATTTTATCAAAATCAAGAGTTGAATACTCTGATGCCTCTGATGTGGCGATTGGTGCTTCTGCTACTGTTTCAACTGTTGTGGCGATTGGTGCAGTCACAATAGGTGCTTCTGCTACTGTTTCAACAACTGTCGTAATTGGCGCAGTTTCAATAGGTGCTTCTGCTACTGTTTCAACAGCAGATTCTTTCAACGATTTGAAATTTGATGTAGTACTAGATTCAGTAACAACTGCTTTATCAGTAGTAACAACTGCTGCAGGTTGAGTAACAACTGCTGCAGGTCTGCCATCTGCTACGCTAGATGTTGTAGATTCTTCTTTAACATTTGTAACATTGTTGTAATTAGGAACATAAGGAGTACCGTATACTTCAAAGTATAACTCACAAAATTTGTCATAATATTGCTCACCAAAGGCACTTTTAACACATTCTGTTAAAAGTTTTTCATCTGCTTCAGATGTACCTTTATAATAAGTTTGTGTTAAATCAGGTGAATTCAATTTTAGGAAATCAAAAATTTGTCTCCCTGTTTCTGCATTAAATTCAGCTACTGTACTTTTACCACAATCAAAAGATATACCACAAATTCCATCATTGAAGAAACTTTGTTCATAAGTTGGTAAATTTTGATTACCCTCCGACACGACAATAGTTAAATCTTTACCATTAATTAGATCAAACGGTACAATAGGTTTCTTTTTAAGAGCCTGATCACCCTTAAGTAGGAAATCCAATTTGTCGTTCAAAACTTTACCAAATCTCATGATTTTGATTTTACCATTCAATTCAGGATGCTGAATATCATCATAAATCAAAAATAAGGCATAATGGTACGTGTTTCGTTTAAGAACTTCCAATTTTTTAGACAACTGGATAGGTGTCGATTGGTCGTAATTTTTTCCTTTGTCATAAACATGCTTCATATAAGCTGCTGTACATAGATCTTTCGATTTTGGGTTGTTGCTTGGAGCATCAACATACATTTTTTTGGTAGGGTCTTCGGGATTAGGAAGATAATAAACATGTTTTGTTACTCTATCTTTTCTTATTTCACCGCAATTAACATCAGGTACTAAACGACCAGTTGTTACATAACGACCATCCTTTACTTTTTCATCATCCAATTTCGTTTGATAGAAATCTTCAGACAACATGCTCTGATTTTTTTGTTCAAAATCTTCGGCTTTTACTTCAAAAATTCCATTGAATTCAAAAGTTTCATTTTTTTCTACATTTTCACTCATTTTTCAAAAATTTTAATTTAACATTAGGTTCAAAAATTCAAAATATTTTATATTTTATATAATAAGTTGGTTTCTTATTAGATTAACAAATCTTCAACTTTCATAGCAATATTATCAGTAAGTAAGAACATTGTTGCTACAGAAACAGCATTTTCAACACAGTTTCTGACAACTTTTGTCGGGTCGATAATACCAGATTCCATTAAATCAACCCTTTCAAAATCTCTATTAATGCCTGAATTTCCTTTACTTATGATATCAAAGTTAATCAATATATCAATATCTTTTGCACATAAATTGCTCAATAATTTTCTTTTTATAGAACAAGATGCCGATTTGATTAAGTCAGCAGTCAATGTACTTGGTAAAGAATTTGCTGCTCTAATATATGATACACCAGCACCAACTGATACACCTTCTTCAAGTGATGATTTTACCGCAGCTATTGCATCATCAATTCTATCTTTAACTTCATATATTTCAGTATCGGAGTTGCCACCAAGTCGGATTGTAGCTATATTACCTTTTGCGAATGATAATAAATTTCGTTTCCATTGAATATCTTCGCTTTCTTCGGGAACTCCTTTATCAACCATCGATTTAATATTGGAAGTTATTTCAGCAATTTTGAAATCCAGTTTTACTTTATTATTTTCATAAATTTGGATTGTTGTTTCATCTTTTGTAATTATAACTTTTTCAGCAGTACCAACATATTCATTGCTGAAATCAGATAATTTATTTCCTGATTCAACGTAAAAAGGTTTTGAATTTATTGCAGAAGCAATCATTGACAAATAATCTTTTCTTCTTTCACCATAGAATGTTGGTTTAACTAGACATATTTGCATTTTCTTCTGTAAATGGTTTGCAACAAGAGTTTGAACAGCCTCACCTTCAATATTTTCAGCAATGATAAGCAATGAATCATGTTTATCGTTAACAACACCAAGAAGTTTTAACATATCAGAACCTTTTGATATAGGTTGGTCTGTTATAAGTACACCACAATTGTTCAATTCACAAACCATTTTGTTTGTATCTGTCATAAACATATAACTTGTATATCCTGAAGCCACTTTGATACCACTTTGAATTGAAATGGATGTTTCGGTTGATGGCGACGGTTCAACAACAATAGCACCATGTTCATTACCAAATTTTTCATAAGCAGATGCAATCAAGTTTGAAATTTTTTCATCGCCATTTGTTGAAATCATAGCAATATTTCTAATATCTTGATTTGTTTTTGATATGATAGATTTTTCCTTAATATATTCAATCATCAAATCCTTACATGTGTTCAATTCATCACGAAGTTTGTGAACATTGTAATCAGGGTTATTTTTAAGGAATTCATTTATTTCACACATCAAAGAATAAGCAAATATAACTGTTGATGTAGTTCCATCACCAGCATTTATTGCTGTACGCATAGATGATTGCTTCAAAAGATTACTACCTATGTTTTCCCATTCGTTTTCAAGTTCGATAAATCTCGCAACGGTTACACCATCTTTTGTTGATTGTATAATTTTTTCATTCAAATGCTTTAGCAAAACATTTTTACCTCCTGGTCCAAGTGTGGATGACACAATATCGCATAGCTGTTTTGCTCCTTCAAGTATAATACTTCTTGCATCAGCACCTGATTTTATCTGTACTTTTTCGTTCATTTTCTTCTATTTTATGGTGTTTTAATATTCTGTGAATATCACGAATTAAAGAGAGGATCTCTTATGGTTTAATAGAGTATTTATTTGTTATTATGAGTAGAATATCTTCTTCTTGCATAACTCTATATGGCTCATTTTCTATTGTCAAGGATGTTCCCGAATATCGGTTAAACATTATTCTTTGACCAACTTTAGCTTCCAAAGCTTCAGAACCAGTACCGACAATCACACCAAGAGTTTGGTCTGTATCATCAAGTTTTATAGCAATAAGACCTTTCTCGGTTTCCTCTTTTTGTTCCTCGATTTTTACAAGGATTCTCTTTTTGATTACATTAACAATTACTTTTTTACCTTCCATATAAATTTATATTAATAGTTTTTTGAGTTGCTCCACTTCATTACCAATATCATTATTGGCATATTTAGCATTTACACGCCTTGTGAATAATTCATTAATGGATGTTCTCACGCATCCTTCAATTTTGTTTGTATAAACAACACCATTATTGGCTCTAATCATAGTAGCTTTATCAAATGGCATTTGTTCACCAGTGTTAGTAATTACAGTTGTTTTATCTCCACCATAGGTTTGACCAACAAATGTATCAAGACCAATATTGAGGAATTGCATGATTGAAGGATATAGACTTTCAAAGTCATAAATCCCAATATATTCGTAAAGCCCAACAATAGGGTCTATTACAAAAGCACCATCATATCCTTCATGAACATTCTCTTTTTTGATAAACACTTTGTTATACACTCTATAATAATAGTCACTAAACAAAGATTCAATAATTATAGAAACCGATGTGCCAAATAATAATTCAACTTTACCAATGTTGGTAATTGATTGCATAAGTGAATAAATATCGGTTTTTTCATCAATCATTTGCACAAGAAATGCATCAACTATACCATAGAAACAGAATTTAGGAAAATCTTTTTCATATAGTGTTTGTAAATTACCAGAATATTCAACTTTGGTAACTCCAAGTACTTCTTCAGATATAAATCCAAGCGACATTGATGTTTTATACTTTACAGATTGGTCGAAAAATTCAAAAATCTGCATGTAGTCAATTATAGGTCTATGAAGCGGTAAATCAAGTAGTATTTTATTTTCTTTATTGTACTTATCAGATAAAGAATGTGAAAAAGATTTATGAACTGGAGAAAGGATTTTAACATAATCGATTCCAAGTTTTTTGCATCTATTGAAAAAATATTGAGCATCAAATTTCAAAACATTCCAACCAAAAGTTATAGGAAACTTTATCATGTAATTTGAAATGAAATCATGATTCATGGAATATTCATCGGCATATTGGCGATATTGAAGATTAACCTTCTTAATCAATTTCTTATCCTTAACTTTGGATAAGTGATTGATTAAGTCAATTTCAATACGTTTAAGCTCTTCACCAGTCATCGGTTTTAGACCAAATATAGTTCCATTGCCGAATTCATCACATATTGTATGGAGTAAAATTTTTCCTATAGGATTTGATGCATCAGGGAATACACCATCTATGATTTCAGTTTCAATATCCCAAAACCATTTTTTCGGTTTATTATCTGAAAATATTTTGTCTTTAAGTTCTTGTGGTAAGTTATTGATATATTCTATCTGTCTGTATTTTGACAAATAATTTTTCCTTATTCTTTTTACTGGTCTATCAAATTGAGAAGTAATAACATTATGCTTATATCTATCTTCTTCTGTAGTTTCTTCCCATATAAATTTTTCATTATCAGAAATTGGTAAATTCATTATTTCAATTATACCATCTTCATTAAAGTACGAGATAGACATGTTATCAAAAATCTGCTTCGCATTTATCATTCCAATTCTGATATTAATTTTTTATAATATTCATCTGTACTCTGTACATCATCATCTTCGTCATTTTTATCAGAAAAAATCTTTGCTAGTAGCAATGTTATGATAGGAATAGGCATACCTATAATTGATGCAAATATGAATGTAACAAGTTTCTTATCAGTTATTTCACTAAAGATATTCAGTATATCATAAAAATTATTGAACATAACAGCGTTTTTATCCATATGTGATTGGATAAAATTATATGAATAATATATATTGGAAAATAATTGTATGAGTATTATAATTGCGAATACAGAAAAAACATATGATTTAGTTTTATCTTTTATTTGAGGTATTAACAATACTATTAGTACTTGAGCAAATTCATAAACAACAGCTATTGCTAATGCAAAAATTATTGGATTGCCAATAGACATTGTTTCAAATATGTGATAAGCCGAAACAAGAGAACCCAACATAACAAGTATAAAAAATATCATAAACATTTTATTATACTTGATATGAAAGTTATTACTTACCATTATAGATTGATTAATTTGACTAAATCCAATAACATTTGGGCAACATCAAATCGGTTGATTAGATATATTGATATTGCAGAAAGCGATAAAAATAGCAGAAATCTTCCAAATGTGTTTTTGTACAATATAGGTATAAACTTCAGATAAAATATTGTGTTTGTGACTTCTTCATCGGACTTCATTATAAATTTTTCTTTCCTTGTCATAACAAGTCCGTATAAATTTTGTACAGACATTGATTGCTCAAGAAATTTACAATATTCCTGAAGATACTCATCAAAATGTTTTGATTCAATTTCTTCAGGAATAACGACAACTATATACATTATTCCAAAAGTTGACATCCTTAAGTTATTAATAACTTGGTTATTAATTGTCAATTTATATTTATCTTGTATGTCTTTCAAAGAACATATATTTCTAAAACACCCTATTGTGTAATAATATAATTTTACTGTTTTCCAGTATAAAATTGCAGCTATTATTGCTACAACCACAATTTTTAATATTATTTCCATCAGCATTTTTCGATTAAATCGTTAAAATATTGTTTTATTTGAGATTCTTTATATACATGCTCGAGTACATCGGGAAGAATTATATCTTCATCTTCTTCCAAACATTCTATAAAAACTTCACAAACTTCATCAATAAATTCTTTATATTCTTTATAATTATTTTTAGGTAAAGAATTAAGTATATCTTCATTAAATTCTTCAATATCTTTTTTGTTTACACCTTCCAAAACAGAATAATTTGTGATGGAATTTTTAATGGAATTTAAAATAGCTAGAGATTTACTTTTCATTTCA